CGTGGCGCTGTTCAATGCAGCCCACAACAACATGGGCGGCTCCACCGGCCTGGCGATTACCACCAGCGGGTTCAACACCGCTAAGAAGGCCATGCGCAAGCAGACCGACCTGGCCGGCAACACCATCAACCTCACGCCTTCCTATCTGATGGTGCCCACGGATCTGGAGAGCACCGCTCTGCAGTTCCTGTTCCCGTCCGGTTTCGCACCTTCCGCCCGCACCGGCGACAACGGCCCTGTGGTGAATGCCCAGACCGCCAACATGGAGCTGATCGTTGAGCCTCGCCTCGACGGTGCTGCTGATGTGTGGTATCTGGCCGTGAGCCCCGGCGCTGTGGAGGGCATCGTGTTCGGCTACCTGGCCGGCGAAGAAGGTCCCACGGTGACAACCACCGAAAAGCGCGACCCCGATGGTGTGGAACTGCTGGCCCGATTTGACTTCGGCGCTGCGGTGAAGGACTTCCGCGGGTTCTACCGCTCCAAGAACGTCTGATCCCAACCCTGACCCCTTCGCATTGATCCCATGAAGAACTACGTCCAAGACGGCAAGTACATCGAGTTCACCGCCGGCGCCACCATCACCAGCGGCCAGCTGGTGCAGGTGGGTGATCTCCACGGCGTGGCCGTGACCGACGTGGCCAATGGCGCCACCGGCGTCCTGGCCCTGGAGGGTGTGTTCACCCTGCCCAAGCTCACCGCCGCGTCTGGCGATGCCACCACCGCCGGCGGCCCGGTGTATTTCAGCTCCGGCAGCGTGTCCGGTACTGACAGCTCCGGCACCCGCAAGAAGGTGGGATATGCGCTGGCTGTCGCTGCTCAGGCGGCGACGACAGTGCGGGTGCTGCTCCAGAACTGACCAACCCTGGCCCCGCTCAGGCGGGGCCTCTGACTTTCTGACATGGCCAACCCCTGGGACAGGTTGCATCTGCGGTTGTGGGAGGCCACATCCAGGCGGCTGGGCCGAGTGGTGGTTCAGTTCGGCGCGGTAAGCACCTTCGGCATGTTCGACCGCAAGTCGGAGATCGTGCTGGATGAGCAGGTGCTGAGCCTGGAGAACGCCCTGACCATCGAAACCTCCGAGCTGGGCAGCCTGGCCTACGGCGACCAGGTGACCGTGGACGGCGGGCTGTACAAGGTGCGGCACGAGCCGATGCGGATGGCTGACGGGCTGCTGTCGATCGTGCTGCTGGAGCAGATTGAGGCCGTCTTTACGGTGTATGTCGAAGGCGTCTTTGAGGCCGGGGTGTTCGTATGACACTGAACCTAATCCGGCGACTGGTCAAGGGCGCGCCGCTCACAGCGGCGGAGCATGATGGCAACCTGGACAAGCTGGAGGATGGGATTGAGGCGCGTGAGGCGCTGGGTGCGGTCGCCGCCCACGTAGCAGCAGCAGACCCCCACTCTCAATACTTGACCCAAGCGGAGGGCGACGGCCGATACCGGCAATCGGCCACGGCGCTGAGCGATTCGGACATCCCTGCAGGGATCGCCAGAGACTCGGAGGTGGCAGCGGCAATCGGAGCGCATGCGGCAGCAGCAGATCCGCATCCCGGCTACCTGACCGCCGCCGAGGGTGACGCGGCCTATGTGGGGCTGAGCGATGCCCGGCTGAGCGACGCCCGCGAATGGACCGCCACCACCATCTCTCAAGCTGAAGCAGAAGCCGGCACCGCGACCACCCGGCGGGCGTGGACTGCGCAGCGGGTGCGGCAGGCCATCGCCGCCTGGTGGACCGGCGTTAGCACCGCAGCAGGCCGCGCCATGGTGGAGGCGCTCGACGCGGCCGCACAGCGCACGCTGCTGGGCCTGGGCACGGCTGACAGCCCATCATTTACCGGCCTGACGATCACCGGCACCGCGCCGGTCGCCATCCAACACATCCACGGCAGCATCGCCGGGAACTTCTACGTTCACGTCCGCAACACCAGCGGAGGGGCTTTGGCGGCCGGCACGGCTGTCTACGCGACCGGCAGCGTGGGCGGCACCGACCGGATCACGGTGGCGGCCTGCGACCCGACCGATCCGCTCAAAATGCCGGCGATCGGCGTGCTGGAGACCACCCTTGCCAACAACGGCGATGGCGACGCCGTGGTACTGGGCGAGCTGAGGCCCTTCAATACCAACAGCTATCAACTGGGCGATCAGCTCTATGTCGGCGCTGGTGGCGCCATGGTGGCGACGATCCCGGCATCTGGCGAGGTGCAACAGGTCGGCAGCGTAGTGAGGGTGAACGTCAACACCGGGACCATCCTGGTGAACACCGGCGCGGCGATGGCCCGGGTCGGATTCACCGGGGCCTATGCGGATTTGAGCGGGGCGCCGTCGATCCCGTCCCCCGCTGACGCCGCCCCGCAGCCGCTAGCGGCCACTGCAGCGGTCGGCACCAGCACGGACTACGCCCGCGAGGATCACGCCCACCAGCGCGATTCCGATGTAATCGTGATCCCGGTGGGCGATGAGTCCACGGCACTCACCACTGGCACCAACCAGATCAGATTCAGGATGCCATTTGCCGCCACGCTGCTGGCGGTGCGGGCCAATGTGAACACAGCGCCGACCGGCTCAACGCTGATCGTGGACGTGAACGAGGCAGGCGCCAGCGTGCTGGGCACGAAACTCAGCATCGACGCCAGCGAGCTAACCAGCACCACCGCGGCCAGCGCCGCGACGATCACAGATTCCAGCCTTGCGGACGACGCCGAAATCAGCATCGACATTGACCAGATCGGTAGCACGGTGGCCGGCGCGGGCCTCAAGGTTTCGCTGTTCGTGCGGAGGGTGTGATGCGAAGCCTCGTCCTGTTCGACACAGAGACCAGCCTGATCAGGGACTACCCTAGGGCGGATGATCAGCCGGTCGAGCAGCTCGACCCCCGCTACGCAGTGCTCCGGGTGGTGCGCGAGCCCGCCCCTGAGATCCTCCCCAGCCAGCAGGCCAGCCAGACGCGCACGGTGGACCTGGAGGCCGGCGAATGGCGCTGGGGCTGGAGCGTGATGGACCTGCCGCCCCCACCCCCACCAGAGCCAAACTACCGGGCGTTCTATGACGCCCTGCTGACCAGCCAGGTGTATGGCGCTGTGGTGGCCACGCCGGGGAAGTCTGGCGATCAGGCCGCCGCGATGACGGTGTTTCTCGGCGCGATCCAGGACTCCCTCAGTGGCCGCGAGAACCGCCCTGCACTGCAGCAGGCGATCTGGCTGCTGCTGGGGCAGCTCCAGTTGAGCGCCGAGGGGCTGGCTGAGCTGCTGGCGCTGATGGATGAGCACCGCCTGTCGGGCGTTTACTCGCTGTCGCCGGGGGTGAGCTGATGGCGATTATCTGGGTTGGGACGGGGAGGTTTAGCGCCTACATCGGCCCCGTTCAGGATTACATCGACCGGGTGGTGGCTGCTGATGTAGCAGCGGGCAACACGCTGGGCCTAGAGGTTGGCGTGCGTGACGCCTACGACGTGTTTATCCGCGACTCAATCAACGTCGGCGACCTGGGCACCAGCGGCGGCGTGCTGAGCCAAGCCAACAGCATCATCAAAGCCGCGCCGATCATGGCCGGCGCCCGCACACTGGCCGGTGCGCTGGTGCCATTGGTGGGGGCGGCGCCGACTCGGTTCGGCACTGAAGGCGGGTGGAATTACAATCGAAAAACGGGGACGGCGGGGAATGGGACGAATAACTACATCAATAGTGGGCGCAATAACATTGCTGATCCGCAAAACAGTAAACACGTTGCCGCGTATGTCAGCACGGTTGGCACCGGCAGTATTTTTAACTCTGGCACAGCCGGCACTACTGGAAGAACAGGTTTGGCGACTGATGGCTTTGCCAGTTGCAATAACGATGTGGGAACTTTTAATTCAGTACCCTTACCTGTTGTCGGCCTTCTAGGGGTTTCTAGATCCAGTTCGATTAACTACACTTGCAGAACAAACTTGTCTAATACTACGGTATTAGCTAATTCCGGCGCTCCTAATAACAGCAACATTCTATTTTATGCTCGACCAGGGACACCACCCGATTCTTACGCCACATCACGCCTAGCCTTCTACTCCATCGGCGAATCCCTCAACCTCGCCCTGCTTGACGCCCGCGTGACCGCTCTGATCAACGCCATCGCGGCGGCGATCCCATGACCACCACCAAACGCGAACAAATCCTCGCCCAAGTCGCCACCACCCTGGCGGCCACCAGCGGCGTGAGCGGGCGGGTGTATCGGAGCCGCCAAGAGGCTTTCAGCCGCAGTGAATCGCCGTCGGTGATCGTTGAGCCCGGCCCTGAGTCATCCGGTCCCGAGGCCGTCAGCACCTGCAAAATCGACCACACCCTGACGCTGGTGGTCGCCGTCTACGCTCGTGGCCTGATCCCTGACCAGGTGGCGGATCCCGTCGTGCAGTCCGTTCACAGCCTCCTAATGGCCGATCGCAGCCTAGGTGGGCTGGCGATGGACATCTGGCCCCTGAGCCGCAACCCGGAGTTCGATGCCGCCGATGGCGCCGCTGTGGTGGAGGTGCTGTCGTACCGGATCCGCTACCGCACCAGCGTGACGGATCTGGGTGCATAGGCTGCAAGTACGGAACCTCACCCCTCCGCATGGCGCGATCCAAACCTGAGCCTGACCCCCGGCCGACCGATGGCGGCAGCTATCTGCTGGACGAGGCCACCGGCAAGTGGATCAACCAGGACTGCAAGCCCGCTGAGTGCGTGATGCCCACCCCTGCCCCCGCTCCGAGCAATGACGAAATCGACGCATAGGCGCCTTCTGCTGGCGGCAGTGGAGGCGAGCTACGGCACCTTCGAGACGGTCGCCGGCACTGACGCCCTGTTGGTGCAGAACCTGGACTGTCAGCCCCTCGACGCAGGCCTGATCGATCGCGAGCTGGTGCTGCCGTATTTCGGCAACCGGCCCAAGATCGTCGGCCAACGGGTGGGCACGGTCACCTTTGACGTGGAGCTGGCGGGATCGGGCACGGCCGGCACTGCCCCCCGCTGGGGCCGATTGCTGCGGGCCTGCGGGTTCGGCGAGACGGTGGTGGCCACCACCTCAGTGACCTACGCCCCGGCGATGACCGGGATCGTTGGCGTCAGCTTCGACTTCAACAACGACGGCAACCGCCACCGCCTGAGGGGCTGCCGTGGCAACGCCACCTTCAACCTGGCGGCCGGCGAGATTCCCAGGATCAGCTTCGAGTTTTTCGGTGAGTACGTGGCTGCCGCCACCGAGGCCCAACTGACCCCGACCTTCGCCAATCAGGCAACGCCGGTCATCGTCAACAACGCCAACACCACCGGCGTGAACATCCTGGGCCTGACCACAGCCTGCATGGAATCCTTCACCCTGAACCTGGGCAACGAGATCCCCCTCCGTCAGCTGGCGGGCTGCACGCAGCAGTACCCGATCACCAACCGCCTGCCCTCTGGCGAAGCGGTGATTGAGGCCCCGGTGATCGGCTCCGGTTCTGGCGAGAAGGACTACTTCGCCCAGGTGATCAGCCAGGCCACCGGCACCATCGCCTGGCAGCACGGCCAGACCGCAGGGAACATCGTGACCCTGAGCATGGGCCAGTGCAACATCGATTCCCCGACCTACGCAGACAGCGACGGGATTCAGATGCTCAACGTGCCCTACATGGCGCAGGCGACTGCAGCCAACAACGAGATGAGCCTGGTGCTCACCTGATTTCCTCCACCACTCACTGAACACCCATGTCCTTCGTTCTGAAGCAGTCGGCCAGCTACACCTGGCCGGTCCCCCTGCTAATCCCGGTTGATGGCGGCCGGCGCGAAAAGCACTCGTTCGATGCTGAGTTCAAGCGGCTGCCCCAGAGCCGAATCAACGAGATCGCCAAGCTGGCCCGGGCCACCGAACTGGGCCGCGCCGGTGATGATGAGCTCCTGGACGACAAGACCGCCGCACGGGAGATCCTGATCGGCTGGGCCGGCATCACTGACGACGCCGGCAAAGATGTGCCATTCTCTGAGGCTGCGCTGGATCAGCTGCTGGAGATCCCCACCATCGCCGGGCAGATCATCAAATCCTGGTATGGCTCGATGGAGGTGGCCAAGAAGGGAAACTGACCGGCGCCGTCGATCACTGGTGGCACGGTGACGGCGGCGCCAATGATGACCTGCTGGCGGACCTGAAGGCCTACGGCGCGGACGTGACCTGCCTGCCAGAGGTGGTGCAGAACCCGAAGCGCTTTGAGGTGTGGCCCGAGCACGAAGATGCCGTCCATCTGTTCCTGCAGTGCCAGACCCAGTGGCGTGTTGGTGGCTCCGGCGTGGTGGGCCTCGACTATGCCGTGGTGTTGCAAATGATGGATCTTTACGCTGTGGGTAACCGGCGCCAGGCTCTGGAGGATCTGCAGATCATGGAGAGCCGCGCCAAGGAACTGATCAACCGGGCGGCCGAGCCGAAGCAGCC